AACGGCAACGGTGGGGCGCAGGATCATCGTCGTCAACAAAGGTGCAAACCCGATTGCCGTCTTCCCGGCGACGGGCGGCACCATCGACGCCCTTGCTGCAAACGCCTCGATCACTATCCCGGTCGCGGGCATGCTGATCTTCTACGCCTCCTCGACCACCCAGTGGTACTCCGCAGCCAACCTTCAGGCTGCGGGCGGCGGCGTCAGCCTCACGGCGGCAAACAACTTCACAGGCTCTGGTGCGATCTCCGTCAACGGCACGGGCAGCATCGGATATGGCACGGGTGCAGGCGGTGCCGTCACGCAGATAACGTCAAGAACGACGGGCGTGACGCTGAACAAGATCACTGGCGCAATCACTTGTGTGAACGCTAATCCAACGGCCGGCACAACAGCAGTGTTTACTGTCACGAACAGCATGGTCGCTGCAAACGACACAGTCATTGTGAACATAAAATCCACCTCTAACACGGGGCAATATCTTGTTGGGGTAGACACTGTGTCCGCGGGATCGTTTAACATCAACCTGTACGCCACAGCCGCAAACAACAGCATCCCGGTCATTCAGTTTGCCGTCATCAAGGGAGCCATCGCATGACGCTCACAGTCTGGACTAATCAGGCGGGGAATGTCCGTCTTCACCAGCTTTCCAGCGACCCCGAAGATGGAACAGTTATCGATCAGGTCGCGTACCTTGTCACGCTCGACGCCTTCTCCGGGTGGTCATGCGTCTCGACGGGCTATCAGGGTTCCGTACCTGATGCCGATCCATCTCTCTGGCGGTGGGGCGATCAGGGTATCACGGCAGTGCTACCCGTTCCGGCCTCGATCACTCCCCGGCAGACACGTCTCCTCCTCCTGCAGCAGGGTCTCCTTTCTCAAGTCGAGACCATGATGCAGTCCCAGCCAGAAGCGGCGCAGATCGCGTGGAACTATGCGCTGGAGTTCAAGCGCGATGATCCTCTCCTGAACCAGCTGGCGATCGCGCTCGGTCTTACTGAGGCACAGCTGGATGATTTCTTCCGAGCCGCATCCACCCTTTAACGCCTGCCCCACCGCAGCAACTGGCCCCTCACCGGAGGGGCTTTTTTTTTGGAGGAACCAATATGCCACCGAGCCTTGCAGGCTGGCACCTCGATAAGAAGGTGCCAATTACGATCATCGGCGCGCTCATCGCGCAGACCGTTTTCTTCACGGCCTGGGGCACCTCCAAATACGACGAGGTGAACAGTCGCATCACCGCCCTCGAGAGATCGGACAGCACCCAGCAGTCGCACGAGACCCGCATCACGCGGATCGAGGAGAACATGACCTACATCCGCAGCGACCTGCAGGAGATCAAGAACCTGCTCAAGCGGCAGATCCCCGGCAAACCCCAGCCATAGGTGAACCATGAAAACCGGACCCGAGGGCATCGCCCTCATCAAGGCCAATGAAGGCCTGCGCCTCAAGGCATACCCAGACCCCGGCACCGGGGGAGAGCCATGGACGATCGGCTACGGCACGACCACCGCGGCAGGCGTCGGCCGCGTCACCAAGGGCATGGTCATCTCCCAGGTGCAGGCCGAGAGCATGCTCGTGCGCGCTCTGGAGACCTATGAGGCAGGAGTGCTGAAGGCCCTGAAGCGCACCCCCGGCCAGCATCAGTTCGATGCCATGGTGAGCCTCGCCTACAACATTGGCATCGGCAAGTTCGCGAGCTCCTCCGTCGTCCGGTTCTTCAATGCCGGCGATGTCGAGAAGGCGGCCGGAGCCTTCCTCATGTGGAACAAGGCCGCAGGCAAGGTGCTGCCCGGCCTCGTGAAGAGGCGGAAGGCCGAGCGCGATCTCTTCCTGAAACCCGACGCGGTGGCGAGCGCCCCGCCCGCCGGTAAACCCTCGGCGCCATAGGAGAGAACCATGAAGTTCACCAACCTCGCGAGCACCATCACGGCGGTGCTCACTGTCCTCACCGGCATCATGTCGCAGCTACTGCACTGCACCAGCACGGGCGACCTTGCCGCGACCTGCACGGGTGATCTCATCCCTGCCAAGTACATGGTGATCGCCTCGGTCGTGTTCGGCATCCTGACGCTAATCCTCAAGGCCCTGCGCCCCGGTGGCATGCTCGCCTCGCTCTTCGGTGAGACTGCCGTCGTCGTCCCGCCCGCCAAGGCAGGCCCTGGCGTCGTCACGCCGAGCCAGGTCGCGAGCCAGTGATAGGCTGGGCAATCGGTGCGGTCATCCTCGCGGTGGCCGCTGCCTCCCTCTGGTTCGCCTTCCAGTCACCGACGTTCGTGGCGGGGCTCGCAGCCCTCGCCGCGGGCGCCGCGTGGAAGGCGATCGAGCCGACGATCGCAAAGCGCCGCACGCCCGAGGAGGAAAAGGCCCTGCACCGGGCAGAGCGCGCTGGCGAGGAGGACCAGCTGGAGCGGAAGAGGCGGGGCTTCCCTCCCAAGGGCTAGCTATCAAGCTGCTCGAGGAAGCCTTTCAAGATCTTTCTCGTGCCGTCGATGCCGAGCATTGCCACGAGATCCCCGAGCATTACCTCCAGGGCCACCATGATCAGCCGTCTGCGGCGTCTGGTGACGGCTGCGATGGCCTGTTCGTCAGTCATGCGTGTCCTTCAGGGCGCGTATGGCGTCGGCGGCTTGCCTGCGACCTGTCCCATACACGCTGTCCTCATCCCAAAAGTTTCCGGGTTTGTCGGTTTGATACACATTGCCAGCAGCTTCGACGCTTTTTCCTTCCGCCACCCTTGCCGCCTCCTCCAGAACCTCGGCCCGCACAAGGGCGATGGCGGCGTCTGCACAATCGAGAAAGAAGTTTCGTTTTCGCGATGTTTCAGCACTATCGCGGATGGCTTGTGCCACCCTCTCACGCAGATCACTCACAGGAACCTCCTCACCCAATCCGGGGCCATAGACAGCTTTACCTCTCGCTCCACGCGGGCAAGCGCATCTTTCATGTAGTTCTCATTGTACCGCTGGAGCCGCCGCGCCTGCGTCACGCGCCTCTTGAACGACGGGCTCCATGAGCGCATTGCTTCCACATCAAACTCAATGGCATCAGCCTGCTCAATCAGCGGGGCATCACCCCTCGGCAGGCCGTTTACATCCGCCCAATGCATCGCCTTTAGCCGCCGCTTCGCCCACTCCAAGTTTGACACGTCATCGGCAATAGAAACAATGGAGGGGACTGGATTTGCAGGGTGCAGTTGTTGCGGCATAACAGCCGCCGCTGGCGCGAGACCCAGCATTGACATAAGCCCGCGTCTACCGATCATTCTCACCTCCGAGAGCGGCGATGGCGACGTCTGCGGCGATACGCCTGTCTGCCTCTGTGGCGTACATGGTACGGAACAGGTGGGACACCCTCTCCCTCAGATCACTCACCATTGCCAATCTCCAAAAGCCGCTTCTTGCACATTTCCAGAAGCCACAGCGCATCGCCGCCATCGGCGTAGGATGATACGAAATAGTGCTCTCCGTTCTCGTCAAAGCCTGCTAGAACAACGCCCTCCAGCTTACCGATGGCTTCCTGCAAAATCTGATCGGGGTCTATGTCGAGGCGAGTTACGCCGGGAAATCGGACGATGTTTTTACCGTTCATTCTCACCTCCGAGAGCGGCGCGGGCGCGGTCGCATACCTGATCAAAAAGGTAAGGCGACGGGTCATCCTCTTCGGGGTCTTCCTCAACAAGCCGCAGCAAGTCCCGCAGCGCGGCCTCAAGCTTGGCGATGCGGGCGTTGAGCTTCTTCCGCTCAACAAGCCGTAGGTCCAACTCGCTTACGAGATTGTCGTGAGCATTGCGGACGACCTCATAATCCCGCGCCAGCTTGGCGTTCTCATCTATCAATCTGTCGTTCTCCTCAGACAGCGCAACTCGCACATCGACCATCACTTCTCTCCTTCTGGCGGGGGTGGGAGGGGCATGCGGAGGCCAGCTTCATCTAGCATCTCTATGGCGTCTTCAATGGGACCGCAAGGAACGCCAGTGTAAACGCTGTTCCTAAGCTGGGCATCAATCGTCATGCCACTCACTGCGGCGCGCGGTACGATGCGCCCCTGATTGAGTGCTTCTGTTACTTTCAGCATCGCGGCACGAAGCACACATACCTCTGTGTCAAGGCGCTGAATGCGAGTGAACTGATCGTCTTTTGTTTCTGCTACAGCAGCCCCACGACGGGCGAGGGCGAAGAGGCGGACCCGATCCGATACCGTGATGGGCCTGCCGATCAAACCATCCAGAAACTCCATGTCGGTTTCACTCTCGCTCATGTCTCACCTCCGAGAGCGGCGCGGGCAAACTTTTCGACAGCTTGAATGGTTTCTCCACGCGTTTGTCCGCTCCACTCATGGCCGTGATTGAAATGATCCGTAAGTTTCAACAGCGTTTCCCGCAGACGGGTGATGGTGTTCGCCATCTCAGATACCGCCTCCCACGGCTTCACGTCACCACCATCCGGTGGTTCAAGCGCAAACTCGTCTGGAATCGCGCGGCATGTGATGACGTAGTTATATTCTTCCGCCCGCAGCCGGGTGATTTCATGTAGCAGCTTGTTACGGTGTTCGCGCTTGGCTCGATTGGTCCGCGTCAGGCGG